CAAACTTCGCATACCCTCAACAAAACCTTTTGACACGTCGGCGACTGTACAGGCACCGAGATTAACGTGTTGGAGGAGGCAAGTTCCTCGTGATGGCAAGTAAACTTCAAGGCATACATTGCCTCTGATTCTTTTTCCATTTTTATCGTACTTTGTTTTGTTTAACCATATGTCACCTGACCTGATGCCATATATAAGTGCGTCACGTGTTAATTGGTTGGCACCATCCCATTTTTCTTGATTAATATTGACGCATCGTTTAACCCATGGAAGTTCAGAACGTGGGGTCGTGATAAATTCAATAATGTCAGGGTGATCCAAGTCGCAATGCAACACGCAAGCACCGTTCTTAAATTTCCCACCCCGTCTGATAATTTCATTTAAGGTTGAGTAGATTTTTCCGAAGGATACTGGGCCAGAAGCTGTAAGACCTTTTCCGTTTTCACTTCCTTTGGGTCTGAGCTTAGATATATGGACAGCAACGCCAGCTCCATATCTGAGAGCGTGGCTGACGAATCTCCAACTTGCTTCGATTCCATTTGGTCCCTCCATTGAGTCTTCTACAACGAAGACAGTACAACTGACGGGCAGACGTGATTCTGGATCATCTATCCAGTTCTGAACTCTTCCAGTTCTAGATATTAAACTTGTCATTAGACTAAATCACTTAATGTAGGTGGTTTGTAATTTTTGCTCTTTAATACTTTACCGTCTTCCCTGTAGATAGGTTTACCACCATCCCCAAGTTTAGACATATTGCTTTCGTGGACTCGA